TAGATAATCCACCAAAGATTTATAGGACTGTAGCTCAGTGAATTAGAGCAAAAAGTTTCTACCTTTTGGGTCGTTGGTTTGATTCCAACCAGTTCTACCATACAAATAACAATATGTCAAATAATAACAAATCAAAGGTCTGCTCAGGTTGCCTAAACAAAGCAGGCATCAGAAGCAACCTCTGCCGGGATTGCGAAAAGCTCAGACGAAGTATCTTCCCGATGGATTCCATTGCCTTGGACGCAAGATACGAAATCAGTCTAAGTGACTTTCATGATGTTCTGAATCCTACTGGTAAAACACCTGCTAGAATTTCAGAAGATTAAATAAGTTACCTACCTTAGGTATCGTTTAGTTTCGGTTGGTATTTCTTTTGGTTAGCCAAAGCTAATTGAAATAAGCAGTCGTCTCTAAATAAAAAGTTACTGAACTTAAATCAGTGGAATTCAGCCAACGTTCCTCAACGAAGGCTTAACATGGCTGCTTTCCTAAGTATCTTTTGAGGTATTTAGGCTAGTAGCCTTTTGGCTTTGGTAAAACCAAATAGGAGAAAACAAATGGTATTTAAAAGACGAGAAGAAAACGGTGGTGAAGTAGATCCTAACATCAACACCAAAGGTAGAATTAAACCAACCAGGATGCTTACCAATAAAGAGATTCGTCATAATGAAATGATGACTTTGTTACGCAAGTTCAGACCTCATGTAGCTAAGGCTGTTATGACTGCTGTAAATGTAATGGGTAAGGAAGATCTAGCTGAGACTACTAAACTAAAAGCTGCGGTGATTATTTTGGATAATTACAAGCAGTTAGTAGGTACGGTTTATGACAAGGATTATGATGAGGATGAAGGGGAGGCTATTTCTGAGCAAAGCCAGCCTGTGTTTAGTCTAAGAATGATTAATAACGACGAACCTTCAGAACAACCTCCTGAGAATACTTGACTTTTAAACAAGGTTGAGGTATTATCCGTAGATAAGTTTTACCGAAGAACTAGGGTGGCCGCCCGAAAAGAAGTTCCCTTCACTTCCTGTTCTGAGGTTCCTATTTGAGAAGAAGGTGTAACAAATGAAGGAGTTATATGAAGCAATTTAATTACAAGTGCTCACCAAAGAATTTTATTACAAACCTTACAACTGAAGAAGTCTGGAAAGACATTCAAGGTTTTGATGGTGTGTACCAGATCAGCAACAAAGGGCAAGTTAAGTCCTGCTCTCGACCAAAGTTTATTCGCGCATGGTTTCTTACAAAAGAATTAGTCATGAAGTTAAAGGAAACAAAGTACGGGTATTTGATTATTGGTCTGCATAAACCCGAACAACAGGGTAAGTTATTCAAGTCCATTCATCGCTTGGTGGCGGAAGCATTTATTCCAAATCCAGAGGACAAGTTGACAGTGAACCACAAAGATGGTGACAAACGAAACAATGACTGGTCAAATCTTGAGTGGAGTACAAGTTCAGAACAAATGCAACATGCTTTTCAAGAACTCGGTATTGAAAAACGAGGTAATTCTAAGTTTTCACCGGAATTCAAGAAAAAGGTGCACGATTACTTTGTGAACAATGAAATCAGTATCAATAAACTGTCTTCTCTGTTTAACATCAGTGAACGAACAGCAGGTCGAATCGTCAACCTTGGTCCAGAACGGAAGTGCATTAAGTCGAGTGAAGATTCGATTCCTCTGATCAAACAATATCGTGAAGATGGTTGGACTCTTTCAAAAATTGCTTCAGAGTTTAATTGTGGAATTAGTCAAATCCATAGGATTGTGAAAGGACAAAGCCGCAATGTTAACTACGAAAGGTAATTAATGAAGCCCCAACAACCACAACAAATCATCGGCCCGGCAAGCAAGAAGCAGGAAATGTTTCTTAACTCTGACGCCGATATCACCCTTGCGGGTGGCGCAGCTAAACAGAATCTGGTTGCGTAATACCTATCTAATTCAGGGAAACCCTACTTTGTGGGGCAATCCTGAGCGAAGCCTAGAAATAGGAACGTGCAGAGACTATCGAAAACACGTAGTAATACGGAAGTGAGTAGAGTAGGTTGCAAGTGCAATCGAAACGGTAGGGTTCCCTCTAAGAGGGTTCAAGATATAGTCCGACACCAGTAGTAATATTGGGTGCAGTAACGAAGCACATAACAGTAAGGGATCAGGTAAAACATACACTGCTCTGTTAATTGCTCTTAAATTCATGCAGCATCCACGTGCCACCGGAATCGTATTCAGACGCACAAACCCTATGTTAAAGTCGCCAGGATCAATCTGGCAAGAAGCAGTGGCTCTTTATTCTTCAATTTTCCCAAAAGGATTAAAGATCAAGAATAGAGAAATGGAGATTATCTTTCCAAATGGTGCATTGCTTAAATTTTCGCACATGCAGCACGAAACTAATATGTTTGACCACAAGGGCGGCCAATACTCGCTAGTAATTTGGGACGAAGCCACGGACTTCAGTGAAGGTATGATCACCTACTTGCTCTCAAGAATGAGAAATGCATATGTTGATTATAAACCTCAGATGTTTCTGATGACTAACCCTTCATATGATAGTTTCTTGAGGCACTGGATTCAGGATTATTACCTTGACCATACTGGTGTACCAATCAAGGAACGAGCAGGCCACAAACGTTACTTTGTTCGTCAAGGTGACCAGATGATTTGGGAAAATGACAGACAAAAGCTGGTAGATATCTACGGTGAAAACTCAGGTATTACCTCTTTTACGTTCATTGGTGCGAACTGTCTAGATAACCCTCCTTTGCTAAAAGCCCGCCCTGACTATGTTGAAAAACTAAAAGCGATGGGTGATATTCAGCGAGCTATTCTTTTCGATGGCAACTGGTTTGCTAGAGAAGAGGCTGCTGGGTATTTCAAGAGAGATTGGGTTACGGAAGTAGATTTCCCTAACGAAAATGCTAATAAGAGGGTGAGAGCCTGGGATTTGGCTAGCTCACCACCGAGTTCCGCGTACCCTGACCCTGACTGGTCAAGAGGAACCTTGATGTCAAGAGATAAACATGGTGTTATCACTGTAGAAGATGTTGAATCATTACGAGACAGACCTCATGTAGTAAAACAACGTATCTTTGATGCCGCAAAAAAGGACGGTGCAGACACAACAATCATTCTTCCACTTGACCCTGGTGCGTCTGCGGGTGCTTATGTCAGAGAATTGGCTAAGGAATTATCTGACTCAGGTTATCACGTTAAACTTGTGAAACCAGAAAAAGCAAAAGTGCAACGATTTAAACCCTTCAGTTCTATTGCCGAAGCAAGGTTTGTTCAGGTTGTCAAGGCTGATTGGAATAAAGAGTTTTATGATGAACTTGAAGCCTTTGGTGGAACAACCAAGAAGATGCATGACGATTTCGTCGATACGTGCTCGGACGCTTACCTGATACTATCCAAGACACAGGTGCTCCCTGAATTCTCTTTACCTGATTTTTCATCACCAAATGCGTTTGCAAGTGTATCTGCCTTCAACTAAAAAGAACTATAACATAAAAGGAACCTGCTAGATGGCAGCAAAGAAAACAACTCAAGAATCTATTCAGAAAGCAGCCTCCATAGATTCTCCTGATCGTTTCAAGCTTGGCGAAATGGGTAACTTAGGTGTAAGGATTTTCAACGGAGTATCCCAAGAAGAAATCCGCCGAGAACTTACTTACCCTTTTGCTGTAAAGACTTACAAGCAAATGTCTTATCATAGTAGCATCGCTGCTGCTCTGAATCTTTACGAAGTTCTTATTTCCCAAGCTGAATACAAAGTAGTAGAACCTGAGAATGCAACTGCTGAAGAAAAAGCTCAGACTAAGTTCATCAAAGAATGCCTGAACGACATGGAAGGTACTTTTGGTGAGTTCATCAAAGATACTCTAAGTGCTCAGGTGTACGGTTTCAGTATCACCGAGAAGGTATTCCGCCGTAGGTTAACTTCTACTGGTAGTTCCTTCAATGACGGTAAGATTGCTTTGCGTAAGTTAGCTCACCGCAGCCAAGATACCATTGAAAAGTTCATCTACGATGCAACTGGTAACGATGTTACAGGCGTCAAGCAGAATCTTTCCTTGATTGGCAATACTTACGGTAGATTTGAAAACCGAAACAACGAAGTAGTTCTACCCAGAAGTAAGTTCCTGCATGTTCGCCTAGGTAGACACCGTGGTGACCCTTACGGTAAATCACCTTTGTCTCAGGTGTATTTTGCGTACAAATATCTGACAACTGTAGAAGAACTAGAAGGTACAGCCTTGGCTAAAGACCTTGTAGGTATTCCTGTTCTGAAAAT